AGTGTGCCTTCTCCCTGCATTGTAACTGGGATGCTGCGACCGTCAGGCAGGGGCACAACAGCTTCAGGGCCAGCCTCACCGGCAATGCTTACACCGCGTGTGATGCCGCCTTTGGCGAATTTAGGAATAGGAAACTCGCCAGGCTTAGACGGGAAGAATTTTGAATAATCGGTTTGCGTAACAGCATTTGTGCCAAAACCAATTGCTGTCATTAAAGATTTGACAACAATTTGCTGCATAATAATTCGCGCCATGTCCCGCAAAAGGTTGGCGGCAAACTCGCGAAAATTGAGGGTGCCGTTAGTGACAAGCTCAACAATCCCATCACTAATGCCTCGCAACCCAACCTCGGCCAATTCTTTAGCTGCGCCCAAAGTGCCTTTTAAACTATCAGTAAATTTGTCAGCTCCTTCACGAAATGCGTCAAAAGGTGTTTTTTGCTCCTCACCAGCAGTTATGCCAGTAAAATCAAAACCTTCGCCATCTTTAATTTTAAAAGATTGATATACCTTCCTAAGTTTTTCTGCGCTGGCAATTCTGCCTCGATCTAATTCAACCAAAGCCTTTTGCAATTCAACAGCACGTTTGTTCGGCTCAAGCCCTGACTCTTGTATCTGTATAAGCCTTGCCTCAAATTCAAGAGCTAATCGCCTTTCGTCATTGGTTTCACGCAGCGCTGCAATTTGTGCCTCACGCAAAGCAAACGAAATGTCTTTGGCCGCAGCACCAGCAGCCCCTGTGCCATCAAGATCAATACCCGTAAACCCTCCGCCCGCCTCGGGGCGAACAACGCCTGCACCAGGGCCTTGCATAAGAGACGTTTGCAACGCCACCATTTCTTTTGCTCGTTTATAAGCCTTTTCACGCGCCCTACCGCCTTTACCCGTTTGCAATCCACCAGTCATCTCTAAAGCTTCGTAGTCAGCGATTGTCACCAATGCCTGTTCGTACTTGGCTTGGTCAAAAGCCATATTGAAAAACCGCGCCAAAGCATTTGTTGCCCGCGTGATAACTTTGACAATCTCTGAAAAAATATTTTGAAAGGCAGCGCCAATTGGGGCAAGCAACCTACCAACTGATTCAGACAGGTTTCCCAAATCCCGCTTTAATCGGTCACCTGCAGCTGCAGGAGAATCAGCAATTGCTTTGGCATTTTCTTTGTATCGCTCAATATTATCTTCTACAAATTTGAGAAAATCTAACAAGGTTACTTCGCCCTTCTCAAGCGCCTTGTCAAGTTCGGCTGGTGTTTTGCCCATTGAGTCGGCAAACAGCGTAAACGCGCCAGGCAAGCGCTCACCAATCTGTTGCCTAAGCTCTTCAGCACTCACCTTGCCTTTACTAAATACCTGTGCAGTTGCTGTCAAAGCAGAATCAACATCTTGCAATGAACCGCCTGTAGCACGCACAGCAGCGACAATGCCGTCAAAAGCTTTTTTGGTGTCTTCTATATCGCCACCGGCACCCTGCACAGATGCCTGCAATTTTGTAAATTGGCGAGTAACAATATCTTGCGGCAAGGCATAATCTTGCGTCGCTTGCCTAATGGCATCAATCGCAATTTTATATTCTTCGTTGCTTGTTGTGACGCCGACAAGAGCGATTCGTTGTTTTTGCAACGCAGCCGCATATTCAGCTGCAGCACCTGCGGCTTGTCGAAGCGCTCCAATCTGAGCACCAAAAGCAGCACCTGCAGCAGCACCTGCCAAAGTGCCAATGCCAGGAACAACACTGCCAAGCAGTGCGCCACCAGCCGCACCTAATCCGCCCTCAACGCCGCCAAATACGCCACCAGCGGCAATTGTTCCTGCAGTTTGAGCTATGCCTTTGGCTCCAAAACGCGGGGCTCGACGCTTCTCCATCTTTGCAAGCCGCTTGTCAAGCCGGTCAGCCTCTCTTGTTGCCTGTTTGAATGCCCTGCCGCCAAATTCAACTTGACTGGCTAGTTCTCTAAATGAATCTCGTAAAGCCCTGGTGCTATTTATACTTGGTTTTATAGAACGCTCTAATAGCTTTAATTCGTTGCGAGTGCGGCCAAATTGCCCACCGAGAACTTTACTACTTGCAGATGCATTGTTCAGAGCAGCCTTTAACTTTGTCAGCTGGGGGATACCAGTGACATCAATAGAAATTGCTAGCCTCGTCTTTTCAGCCATCAGCCTGCCCTCTTGCTGTTCATCTTAACGAGCGCTGCACGTTCAATCACCTGCACCTTCTCGAAAAGTTCAACAGGCTTCTTGACGTGATACAAACGCATTAACGTCTCAAGCGCTTGGTAATTCAACCCAACAAGACCGCTCATACTAACATTCCATTGCGTCTGCATTCTGAGGAGCATCATCACTGCCTCCCAGTTTTCTTCCCACACCTCGCAGTCCTTTTTAACTGCTTCCAACTGTGCTGCATGTATTTGATCTTCAGACGCCCCCAACGCCTTTAAATCAGACACACGCTCATCAACTACGCCGCCTGTCACCCAGTAATGAGCTGCGGCTTCTAGTTTTTTTCAGTCGCTCCGGTGATGCTGTCGGTATAAGACTGAATCAACGCACGCAGCACATAAGGGTCGTCAAACAACTCCTTCTTAGTCACGTCGCAAAAGGCAACGTCCTCGCCATCCTCATCCTTGATGCCTTCCCAGCCTTCAATAATCTCATCAACAAGAGCATCATCGCCCTCGTCAATCAGCTCATTAAAAGCTGAGCGTGACATCTTTTTGAAGATCGCCGTAAAGGTCTCTTTCTTGAATTTGCCGCCGTCAACAGGAACGCTGACTTCAACCGGCCATTTGTAAGTTGAGACCTTTTTGAGGACGAATGCCATTGGTTTTAGGTGAAGGCGAGACTAATCTCATTGTTGCCGGCCGTTGTAGGCAGAGCCAGATACGGCATGCTCAGAGAAATAACGCCATTAGTGTCACCATAGGATATACCGGTGACATCAGTTTGGGCCATCGTCAGAGTGCAGATATTACCTGCAGAAGCACCCAGCACAAGACTGCTGCTAGCGGTAGCGACACCGCGAACATCTTCAAAATAATCAGTAGTTCCAAGCGCAGGAGCCTCAATCACAGCAGTGCCACCAGGGGCACGGTTGACAATTAGCACTTCCTTGCTGCTGGCAGTTTCCTTGTAAATAACCTCGTTATTCAAGGCAAGATCAAGCGACTCAATGCGCTGACCCGTTTCACCAAAGAAGGTGGCGGTGGTCAAATTAGTGTCATTGACTTCCAGTGCAGCAGCTTGATTGGCAACAGTAAAAGTGCCGCTAAGTGCAGTTGCGTCAGGGTTGTTGTAGACGCCAATGAAGTTAAAGCTTGCAACAGCAAACTGACCGGCAACAAAGTTAAAAGTGACGCTGCCGCGAGCACCAGTAACCTTGTGGCGAGTGCCGTCGTAGAAGCAATAAATAGTGCAGGAACTGAAGCTGGCGCTTACACCCGCATAAGTAACGCTGGTGCTGCTAACGACAGTCTCAGACAAACCGCATGATTTTAGTAGAGGGCCAAAAGCAGGCGCAGTACCTGCGGCGCCACTGCCGGCAAGCTCAACATCAAAAGTGACAGACACACGCTTATTGGCGACCAAAGTGCCTCGAGTGCTGTTGCCAATGAAACCTTGGAAAGCAGCTGCCTGTACGTTGTCTGCTTCAATAGGAGCTATCTCAAGATTGTTAACTTGAATAGCGTTGCTTCCACCGACAGGGGTTGGGTCAGTCCCGTAAGACGACTCAATCTTCGCGATCAGAAACTTCTTCCTCGTTAGTGCCATTGTCTTCTGGGGTGGAGGGCTCTGTGATCAGTTTAATTTTGCCTGATTTAGGGTCAAACAGGTAGCTGCCGCCCACGCCAGGATTAGGAACTTCCTTACTCATTATGCAGAAGTGAGATCTGTTCTGCTACTACGATAGCGAACCAAAAAATCTTGGCTAATGACGCCCAACGGCACGTCTGCTTCATACATATTAAAATCCGTGCGATCAGGCGTAAGGTCAAGCGCAATGCCGTTGCAGGTTTGATCTGCCATTAGCAATGAATGTACTTGCTGTGTATAAGTATCGCTGCTGTCATCCGGTACATCAGCTCTAACAAATGTTGTAATGCGTACACGCATTGTCCAATCAAGTTTGTCAAAAAAATTAGTATCAGTGGGTTGGTCATTTACAGGCTCAACAATAATTGCCGGCACCTCCCCTCTAGCCAAGGGCTCAACGCGAGAGCGGTAAACAGTAGCGCCACTCGCGCTATCTAAATTGCTTTTCATGCGAGCAAGAATCAGCTCGCGCCGTGTGTCGGCCATCAGTCTTTGCTCAGCAACAACTCAGAAAAGATGCCGTCATCAACAGGGCGATTTTCGCGCACTGTATAGGCTGCAGATGCAACAGTGATAGAAGTACCGCGAGAGGCAGAGCTAACGTCAGAAGTTTTTGCTGTAAGCAGATACTCCCGAGTTAGCGCCATACCTCCCGCGATAACTTCCATTGGGGAATCCAAGATACCTACAAACTCGCTGCCACTTCCGATTTGGCAAGTAACGCCAAACTCGTTGGTGTCAAGAAAAGCGAAGGTATCTTGAATAGCCATAATCAGTCGTACTTCTTGCCGTAGACAAGAGCAACCGCGTAAGTAAAGGCGGGGGAGCTAGTGCCGCCAATAGTGCCAACTGCACGCAGGTAGCGCTTTACATCGTTGGTGTTGATGCTGATCTTCTCAAGGGCTTGGGAAGAAGTTACCTGGGTAAAAGTAGCGCCGCTAATGTCAGAAAAACTGCTGTTGTCAGCAGACTCCTGCAGCTTGACATCCAGAGTTGGGCTGGAGCCGGCGCTGGCAGCGTCAGAGGCAAGAATGATGATAGCTTCGCCTTCAGCTCCATTAGAGCCTTCAAGGTCAAAACCGGTGCCGTTGGCAGAGGCAGTTCGAGAGTCATTGGCGAACAAAGTCCCCAAATAGCTCTTAGATCCGAGATTGTGCAGCATTGGTCTTTCTCCGTTTAGTGGGTTTTACAGGTGGGCAGGATGGTGCTTCAGGTTCAACGATAGTTTCCTTCTCTTCAGAAGGTTCATCAATTACCTGTTCGGCCTTGCCGAGACCAATAAGGTATTGAGAGTCGGGGAGGGAAGCTTCAACAACTTCCCCAATCCGAACTACCGTGCCCCCAAGCATTGTTTGCTTCAGGATACGGATTTTCATTTATCAGAGGGTGTTGTTACCGCGTGAGAAGGAAGCGGCATGACGCACAGCCATGTCAACATCCTGCATTGCCACAACACGAACGGTGCCACTGGTGCTGTTGGTGTAAGGATCAACCATCAGATCCAAGCCGGAGAAGTAGCCGATCAGCAGGTCAGCAAAGTTGCCGAACCACAGGTCGTTGCTTTCAACTTGGTTGCTCACCAGACCGGCGTAGCCGTTGACTTCGCCACCCTCAAAGATGAACTGACCAGAGCCAGAATCTTTGGTTGCAGTCTTCAGAGCGCCGCGCATTGCGGAGTTCATCAGATACACAGGGGTGCCAAGCAAAGCGTTGGAGCCAGCAACGTCAGACTCAAGTGCAACAACCTCGGCAAAGGTCGGGGTGTTAGCGGCGAAGTCCTCGGTGCTGATGCCGGTGGTGTTCTTCAGACCCAGGGGCTCGCTAGAACCGCCAGTGCCATACAGACCGGCCAAGTCAATCTTGAGTGCCAGAACGGCAGCCAGATCGCGGCGGATCATGTTCTCAACGTCAACGCTGCTTTGGATCAGCAGGCGACGGGAGTAGTCGTTGTAAGCAGCGACGGTGCGGGGCATCATCGTCACTTGGTCAACGGTCTGGTTGGACTCGGTAGGAGATCCAGACTCAGCAACCCAGTAAGCGGTAGCAGCACCAGACTGACGGGGGATAGCCACGTTGCCAGTCAGACCAGTCAGCACGGTTGCGCCGGCTTGATCCAGTGCGCTGCTGTTACGCAGGATGTCAATGAAGGAACCACCCAGCAGGTCAGTAGCAACAAGGTTGCCGCCAGCAGATGCAGTGCCAACAGTCAGGTCGCGGGTAAGAACTTCCTGAGGAATTGTGATACCACGGGATTGACGGCCCAGCTTGGCAGCAGCAGCTTCAGAAGCCTCAATCTCAAAACCAGCAGCTTCACGAGCAGCACGGTCAGCGGGATTGGACAGATAGTTGAGAGCACGCAACCAAGAGAAAGAACGGGTCTCTTTTTCAGAGAGGCCGATCTCGCCAGCGGTGGTGTCAACGGGCTTGATTTCTTGTTGACCCATTTTTTCTAAAAGTGCGGAACGGAGTTCCTCCAAGCCACGAGAATTGATCAAAAATTCTTGAGCAAGCTCAGAGTTGTTTGTACGCTTACCAAGGGCAAGCATTTCGGCGGCTTCTTTGGCTTTGGCCTCAGCGGCCTCTGCGCGGAGAGCCCCGACATCAGGGGTTTCGGACATAATTACCTCAAAGGTGTTGGATTGCACGGCAGAGGCCGTTTCAACGTCTCCATTGTGCTGGAAACTGCGACCAATGCCAACCGAATTATCAGCCGGTATAGTCACTAAACTTACCTCAAATGGCTGGTAAGAAGTAGCACGATAGGTGACAGGATCGGTGCTCCGATCTTCATCTACCGCGTTAATCTTGTAGCCAAAACTGACATTGCGGATAATTCCATCTTTGATCAGCTCTTGCATTTCACGGCCAAGCTCATTGTTGGCCATGCGCACCTTTGCATAGGCACGCTTGTCTTTAATGTATGCACGGTCAACAACTCCAACAATTTTGTCAGCGTCATGTTGATAAAGAAGTGGTGCGCCATCATTTAGACGCGACATGTCCATTGCATCGTCGCTCATGCTAAGCACTTCCATGCCGAAGTAACGCTCAACGGGTTCTTCAGAAGCAAACGGAAATTCAAGAGTGCGGTCGTCTTCTTTGTCCTCGTAAAAATCAACCGCGTGAGCACGCTTCAGAATTTCGCCAGCCAAACTACGAAGCGAACCATCAAGCTTGGTCAAGGTGCTAAAGCGATGCCCAACGAGGCGGTCAGTTTCCTCAAACCCATCGTCACCTTCGCGATAAACGCGGATAAGCGCGGCTGGATCAGCCTCGTCGGCATTAATAGTAAAAGAGGAATCGGGAACATCGATGCTGCCCTCTCGCGCAATGCGAGTAATTCGACCACGGGCAGTACCACCACTGCTATCCCAACGCACAAAATCACCAACAGACAAGGCGTCGGGGGCTGCTCGCTGTTGTTCTACTTGTTGCTCAGTAGTCATGATTCATGAATTTCAGGGTGTTCAGTGTCATCGACAGGCGGATTTTGTGCCTGCCCAGCTTTAGTGACTGCACTTGGGTCAGTATCAGTAACGATACCCAACTCATCTAGCATCGCTAGTTCGTGCTGGCGCTGACGCATTAGCTCTTCAAAGTCACCGCCGTGCAGGGAGATGACTTGCGAAAGAGTCATGATGCCGCTGCGCACCAGTGACTTGTAGGCTTCAGCTTCTTTCTGTGGGTCAACAAATTGAGCAGCAGGCGCAATCCACTTGCTCTCGTAGTAACGGTCAGGATCAATGTCAAAGCCAGGCAACCGCAAAGCGCCGCTCATAACAGCCATGTCCATCCACTTTTCATAGACGCGCTGGCATAGCGTTTCAATCATGTACTGCTGCAGCGTTTTGTAATGAGCGCGAGTCTCAAGCAGTTCCAAGCGTGAGCTGCTGTAATTGCTTTGCGAAAAGTCAGAGCTGACTTGCGTGTAGCTGCAACCAACACCAGAAGCTACCGCCCGCAACATTTGCGCCACAAACGGCGTAAATGCGTCATCAGGACGGCTGGGCGAAAAGAACTGCATCTCCTCGCCTGGCGCCAAACGCCGAATGCTGCCAGGAGCAAAATCAAGTACAGACTGATCATCAAAAGTGCCGTCTTCAAATAATTCTTGATCAGGCGTGCGAACAAAGCCCATCATTGCGCTGCTGGCGCGGGCTGCGATGATTTCAGCCTCCTCGTAACCCTTTAAGTTGTTAAGCCGCATAATTGCGGACGCAAAAGCAGTAATACCTCTGGTTTGACCCGGACGCTCTGCGGTATAGAGGTGAATGATGTCCTCAGCAGGGACACGAATGCGCCGCTTTTGCGCAATGTTGCCGTACGAGAATTGATAGTCGCCTGGGTGAAAAGTTAGAAAATGATAAGCAACAGGTCGGCCCCATTCGTCAATTTCAACGCCCATTCGGACGCGGTTGCCGTTTGATTCAACACCTGTGTAATCATCATCGAGGAAATCAGCCTCCAAAATTTCTAGGCCAAGCGGAACTTTGCTGTCACCAAATTGCTGATAAACAAAGCGTACAAATACTTCGCCAGACTCAATCATGCTGTTTAGACACAGCCGCTGAATGTCTGACCAGCTCAGCATGCCACCTGCATGGCAATTTTTAGCCTTTCCCCATTTCTTCCATTCGTGCTCAACCAAGCCATTAAGGCGCTCATCTAAACGCCCGCCACGCACCATGCGCACTTGGGCTTGATGTTTAATGCCTTGCCCAATGACGTTGTTTTTAACAGCGCGAAGTGCAGACTTAGCAAAGTCAGAATCACGAACAAGCGACCGAGCGCGGTTGCGCAAAGCACGCAGACTGTTTTTGACCTCACTATCAGCGCTAGTACCCTGAGACACCCAGTCGCTGGTAAGGCGGTTTGTTGCAGCACCAGCGTAATTACGACGCTGTTTGCGCTTGTTGCGATTAAACGGCCACATTAGATGAACCTCACACGAGTGACGCCGGGGTTGCCAAGGCCCTGCTTTACCTTCTCGGCGCGGCGCTCTCTGTCAACCTCAGCCTTCAAAGTATCGCGCAACTGAAGCAATTCAGTCATTTTGTAGCGCTTAAGGCTGCGATTACCAATGCTGTATTCCTGAACGACACCACCCTGCGCAAGTGTGCGGATTGCAGTTTCTACATAGCCAAGGTCAATTTCAGCGCGAGACCGATCATCAAAAGCTCCAGGAGTGCCGCTATAGCCAAGAGTTGCTTTGACAGTGAATTGGCCGCGCCCTGCTGTGTATTGAAGGTCAGGATTAGGAGTTGTGTTGACAGCAATTGCCTGCCAAGTCCAAGTGCCAGCGTCAAAGCCTGTTGTTGTTGTAGCAGGCACTGTCACCCGCCAGCCGGTGCCTTCAGCAACGCCAGTAATGGCCGCGCCCTCTGAAGCAGTGTTAGTGCGTGCGTACCAAGTCAGCGTGTAGTCGCTGCTGCTTACAGTGTTGCCAACAGGATCAGTGAACTCGGGCACGTCAAAAATGACGGTGTCGCCCGCGTAGAAAAGGTCGGGAACAGAAATAGTCACCAGTTCGTCACAAATGATTGCGGACGACGCATAACGCGGCGACGACGCAGGGAATTATGTTCCGATTCTACCAATTTTTCGTCTTTGGGCACATCGCCCTCAATTGTCGTTTTGCTAAACTGTTCAAAAATAGTGTTTCGGTTGTACCTCATATAGAGAAAATTTAACGCCGCATAGGAGTAGACAAGCACGTCCAATGCTTCATTACGGTCGCCCGGTTTCTTTTTCCACTCTCGGATTGCAAAACCCTTGACATAGCGGACAACCTGCCGCTCAGCAGTTAGCTGCTTAAAATACTCTTGACCCGCTTCATTGTGAAAATGAATATAACCTGGTCCAGTCTCGTTGTGCTTTAAACGGCCAAACAATGTGCTTTTGATAGTGTCAACACCAACAGGAAATAATTCTGCTGAATTTTTCAGCACTTGCCCTTTGTAATTAATGTCAACTTTGCTAGGTTTGCCAATGGGTGGTTTGTTTCGCTGCGACTGACCTTTCAGGGCAAACACCCCTTTTTTTCGGCGCTCACGGCAGTAGGCATAGACCTCACTTGTAAAGTGGCCGCCTGAGTCAACACCGACTGCAGAGACTTTGACAGATTCGCCGTCAGCACGCGGGTATGTTCTATTAATTATGTCATCTACTTGTGACCACAATTTTTTGCCGGCTGGGTCACCATAAATTTCACCGTGCCACATTAACCAACACTCTTCACCTTGACCCCACCCATAAAGGCCAACAGCAACACGATTGTCCTGCACGTCAACACCAGCTGTAACAAGACTGGCTCCCTGAGGCACGGTGTTTGACTCGTAAAACTCTGCCCTTTCGCGCAGGCCGTCAACACCTAGCCTCGCGCCAACCTCTTCTTCCCACGTCTCGCCAAGCACCGTATTGACAAAAGTTTTTAACAATGGCGCATCATTTTTCGCTCGCAAAAACTCCCCGACAATCTCTTCCCAGCTTTTCCAACCAAGCGGGCTGTACAACGACGAGAGATGAAATCCGGCGGTCCTTTTATCTTCTCCTATTGCTGTTGCTCGCCATTCGCCTTTACGCAACATTTCGCTTTTGTAATGCTCGCGAATATGTGTCCCGCATGATTCGCAAACGTATGCCGCAGTTCTAGAGTCGCCATCACGCCACTGCAAATTTTTCCACTGCAAATACTGCATGTGATTGCAGTGTGGGCAAGGTACGAAGTATCTGCGCTGATCTGAAGCTAAATATTCAGTTTCAATTCGACTCATGTCCTTGACAGTTGGCGTGCTAGTGAGGATGATTTTTCTGCGTGAGAAAGTAGACGCTCGACGTTCAGCAAGTGCGCAAGGATCGCCTTCGCCATCAACGTCGTGTGGAAAGGCATCTACCTCATCCAGCAAAATCCACCGACAAGGCGCACTCCGTAGGCCAGTAGCCGAGTTAGCGCCAGTCAGCAACAAGATGCCTCCTGGATATTCTTTCGAAAAGAGAGTATTTCCTGAATCTCTACTTCTGGCCGGCGCAACCTTTTCTGCCAAACGTGGAGTCTCATGTATCAAACTTTCAAGCCTCTGCTTGCTCAATCTCTTCGCCATTTCAATCGTTGGCTGCACAAACATGGCTGGGCCAGGCGCCTCACTTATCATGTAACCGACGACGTTATTAATCCCTTCCGTCTTGCCCAATTGAGCGCCAGCCATGAAAACTACTTTCTGTATCGTGCTGCTACTGCTCATACAATCCATGATCTCGCGGAGATACGGCGTGCGGTCCGTACGCCACGGCCCTGGCTCTGCTGATGCCTTGTTACTCAGCATCCGATACTGATCGGCCCACTCGGACACCGTCAGATCAGGATCAGGGCGCACACCTTCTAAAAATGCCTGCGT